ATTTACATACAACACTTTTTCGTAGTTAGTATAATACTGATTACCATATTTATCCAACCGTTCCGGCATCTTCCGATTGAGCATACAATCAGTACTTAGCGTGCCGTAGTTCCATTCAAGCGTATGCTGACAAGTTAACTCAAATAATGGCGGGGCATCATCACCCACTCCCTGCTCATATGTGAGGATATCCGCCAAACTTGCCGCACGAAACACCGTGGTCGCCGTCGTCAACCCGCCTGTCTCGGTATGGTGGAGCAGTTCAACCGTATCCTGATCGAGCCGCGATAACGCCACGAAACTGACGCGCTTGACGTTGGAAACCTCGACGCCGGTCATGTTCGTGTCAAGCAGGATACGCTCGTACTCGTTGTCGCCGGCAATCGCTGACTCCAGTATCTCGCAATACAAACGCCCGCCGACATAAAACTCAAAGACGATGTGATCCCGTGAAGCAAACGGCCCCCCGGTTTCAGTAAACCCGCAATATTTTACCGCCATGGTGTCTGACGCAAACCACAGCGGCTCGAAATCACGATAAAAGGTCGGTATCCAGATCGGTTTCCGGCGACCGTCAAGAACGTGGAACAAATTGCGCAGGGAATGCTGATTTTTGCGCCCTTTCGCCCACCAATGAAACTGCTGCGTTGTCGTACCCATGTAATCATACAACGCCGGTAATCCGAACGTATTATCCAAAACCAAATTCAGTCGGCTGTAATCATACTGAAGGTTTTCCGCCTCGTTCGGGTTGATCTCCAGCGCATAATGATTGAGGTAACTCGGCACAAGCTCGGGAAGGATCGGCGGCGTTGCCAGATCGATTGACTCGAACCGTACCGTCGCCTGCATTACAAGGTGAGTGCGATGGGTTGATCGTGCCTGCGACTCAACCCGACACAACCGCATCGGATAGACAAATGTTCCTTTTTTCCATTCTTTCTCTAATCCGGTTTCAAACGATACCCCGTAAAAGGAAATACCAAATATCTCCTTGACCTCATAGTCCCACGGCTGCGGCCCGCGAATAAAACAATATTTAGCCGCAAACAGTTCGGTGTATATCGTATCGCACCAGATCACCGTATCGCCAATCGTGGAATCAGACTTGAGCGGTACTGGTTCGTACCACAGCGGTACATAAAGCGGTGAGCCGGCAGCCCGCAATGTCAGTAAGTCAAAGTACGTCCGGTGCGGCCCGTTTAATATATAGTTGTATTCGATCATCTGGCGTGGCCTATGACGTAGACCACGCCGCTGTTCGTGTCCGTCTACCGATATATTTATAGCAGTCAGATACTCCAGCGTCTCGGTAACGCCGTTAGTCCAATCCGGAGGTATCGACCAAACAGCGTAATCGTCCATCAGCGCACCATCTGCCGGATGGTCGCGATGTTCTTCGTGACGTGCGCCATCGTGGTTCGCTCGCCATGCGATCCTGCCATCGCCTGCGGGATCATCCCCTCATCAAGGACAAGGACGTTGCGGATCGCCACGGGGGCCGACTGACTTGTTCTCGTCCAGTTGCGAGCGTGGCGCGGGTTGTCGGCCGTAACGACCTCCTCGCCGCGTTGCAGAATAGCGGCCCGCTCATTGGCCCCCAGCCCGACCACGGTGCCTGAGTGGTAACGCGGGGCGTTGGCAAACCATGCGGTCGGGACGCGCCGTGTCGGCACGTTGTCGTTACCGACGATGCCACCGCTATGCAGAACGGCAAGCGCCGCCGTGGACGTGCCCGCCGTAGTGGCTGTGCTCGCTACCGCCGCCGTACCGCTAGACGCAGCGGTCGTGCCAAAGATACTGCCAAGACCCGGCATAAAGGACGACACGGCCTTGGCAAGCTGGGCCTTGATGATGTAGCTCGCGATGTCCTTTAGGATGCCGGCGAAGAAATCCGCCGCCGCTGTCCGCATCGAGACCCAGACATCCTTCCAGGTCTTGGTCTTGGCGATAACCCCGCCAAGCGCCTCAGCCACGGTGTCAAAGGCTTTACCCGCGTTATCAACGATCGAGTCGGATATGGTCTTTCTAAGAGCTTTAATATCAGGATCGACATACGCCACTTCCGCTCGCAGCTTCTTAGCTTCGGCTGTGTACTCAGCCACGCGTTCGGGGGAGAGCGTCTTGTCGGTCGCGACCATCTTCTCAAGAGCTTCCGCCGCCTTGAGAATTGAATCAGCGGTCGCCTCGTACCCCTCCTTAATCTTCTGTTGCGCTTCGGTAATGCTGATAGCGCCGTCTTCAGCGAGCTTGTTGTAAGTCTGTTCGAGCGTTGCGCGTGTCTGTAGCGATGTCTGAGCTTGCTTACGGGCGGACTCGATACGCGCCTCATCCTGGGCACGGGCCTTTGAGGCGTCGATCAGCGGCTTCATCGCCGCAATCTGAGCCTTGGTCGCGTCCGTCGCCTGTTCCGACAGTTTTTTCTGGCTGTCGTAAATGGCCTCGTACTGCGCATCGACAGCACGTAAAGCAGCCTCAAGCTCACTGGCGTTCTTCGAATCAAGACCTTTGTTCAATTGATCCAGTTGCCGCCGAAGCCCGTTCAGTCGCTCCTGCTCATCATCGAGCCGTTTAAGCCGATCGGCCTCATTGCTTTCGCCACGCTTACGAATTGTCTCAAGCTGGTCGTACCCCAGCAGACCGCCCCCCGGCTGCGCCCGCGCTGCGTTCACGGCTCGCTGGCCTGCCGCCCTGATCTCGTTTAGGTGGCGTGCATTATCGATCGCCTGCTTGCGATCCTCATCCTCTTTCTGTAGGCGCTCGGTTAATAGCCGAGTATCAACTTCGCGCATACGCAGCCGGATATTCTCGTCCTGCTGCTCTTTCGTTCCGCCTTTCTCGCGTTCCTCGTTCGTTATCTTGGTAAGCTCGGCTTGACGCTTCTGCTCAAGCGTGATCGCTTCCTCGATAGCGCGTTGCTCTCGACCAGCCCTGATCCGCTCGTCCGCCGCCGTCTTCTGCTCAGGCGGCGCGCCGGTCCTGACTGGCCCGGTGCCGGTGGTAGTGTCTCCTCGGCGATTAGCATTTGTTGCGGCTTCTGAACCGCCAAGACTGTAATGGCCGGCATCGACCCTGTTGCTAAACGTCGATCCGATCGCGATCGGCCCAATGCCGTATTTGTTGGCAAGCTCCAGTATCGCCGCATCAAGTTGCTGGTAGAGCGGCCCGCCCTTTTTCATGTAACCAGGAACGTCGCCCTCGGGACCAACGATTTTAATATCGATCGCCCGACCGTATCCATGCTCTGACGGTGTATTAGTACCCGCTACTGGCGCACCGGGTTCTCGTTCTGTTGAAATCGCCTCGACGCGATAACCGGGGGGTAAAGTTTGCGCCGCCTCGGCAATCAAATTAGCAAGTGTCTTGAGACTTTCCGTATCGATTTTCAGTCCAGCCGCACTAAACCGACTCGCGGCACTTGCATCGGCAGCCGTGGCTGAGGTTGTAGTGGATGGGGTTGTCGTGCTACCGGTGGGCGGAAACAGAGGTAGGTTAAGACGGCTCTGAATTTGCTTTGTAACCGGACTGAAGAAGCTGCTCCAGAACTCGGACCACGGTTTTTCGGATTTCGTTATCCGGTCGATTTCCTTGGCAAGTCCGCCAAGATCATCGATAAACATTACAAGTGCGGTATGAACAGTTTGAAACGCACCAGTCTTACTCACGGCCACAAGCATGTCGTCCCATGCTTGCGAGAGTGCGCGGACCGACTTCGTGGTTGGATCAATGGCTGTCTTTGCCGCGTCGCGCATCCGGGCCGACGCGCGATCCAGGGCATAGATCATCGCTTCTTCGGCTTTACCCTGATCGAACAGATCATTGACGCGTTTGCGTTCCGGGTCCGACAGAAGGTGGTAAGCGTCAACCACCCGCATTAAGCCGGCGCGGGTGCCGTCAAGCCCTTCGATAATCTTCTGTGAGGCTTCGCCGAAATCGACCTTTCTTACATCGGCAACGTCTTGAGCAAGTTGGCCAATCTGTGTTATGCGGCCTTCCCCAATACCTCCTCCGACTGCCCGCCCGACAAACTTCTGCGCGTCAGCCCAAGCAACACCCATGTCACGAATTTGCTTCGTGTACTTTGTCAACTGTTCGGAGTTGTAGCCTATAGCATCCGCAGTACCGCGAATAAGCCCTTCGAACTCGCGGTTCGAACTAACTTCACGGAACGCGCGAGATAAAGCACCGAACGATACTGCGGCAGCGGCAGCAGCCGCACCGACTAGTGGCAGCCACCGTAGTACAGCCCTCCCGAATATTTGAACTACCTGTGGCCCCTGCTGCGCGAATATTTGCGCTGAATTTTGACCAGCAATAAAACCAGCTACTATGTCGTTAATTTGATAACCTAAGTTCGTAAGTTCGTAAGGACGCAGGTTGAACAGGCCCCTGGCCGCGCCTTCGCCGCGCCCAACTCGACCCAGCGCGTCGGTACGGCGTGTTCCCTCTGGCGTTCCGGCCCGTACCCTCGGTTCTTCCTCCTCAGCCGCTTTGCGGACCGCCTTTGACCCTTCGATCCGATCCTTACGCCACTTGTCGAAGGTGTCACGCGCCTCCCGGTCGCGCTGTCTTGCCCGATCGGCCGCAGCCGCACGTTCGTGCTCAACCGCTTTCTCGGCCGCAACCGCTTGATCGCGTCGCTCGTTGAAAGACCGAAGGCTGGCGTCATTTTCGGCCTTGATGTCCTGTATACGCTTTGCCCGCGCCCGCTCAGCCACCTTCTCAGCTTGGGCAATATTATCGGCCTGAAGTTTTGCGGTTCTCTCGGCAGCCGCGACTCTCTCCCGCCCCGCCGCCTGTTCCGCAGCACGATCTTTCTCGCCCGCCCCGAGCATCGCGGCTTGGCGCTGCTTGTACGCCTCGTTAGCCCGCTGGACCGCAGCGGCGTTTACATTCTCCTGATCGGTCAGAGCCTTCTTCGCCGCAACCGCCTTCTCGGTTTCAGCGTTGTGAGCTTTCAGATTTGCCGAATAGTTTAGTGTCGCGTTCGATAGTTGGGTGACGCCGGCCTGCGCCTGATCGAACACCGTGCCCAGCTTCGCGATGGCGGCGTTAAGATTGTTAGTATCAACACCGACCTTCCGTAACGCCTCACCGAGCGCCTGATACTCTGCCTGTTTCTTAGCGAGATAGGCTTCCTGCGTAGCAAGCTGGTCGGTCGTTTTTTTAATGCGCGCCGCAAAGGCGTCCTGTGTTTCTCCGGCCTTTGCACCCGCTGCTTGCAACCCTGCCAGCCGCTCACGCGTCTTATCGACAGTCTGCTGTGCGCCCGCAAGTACCTTATCAAATTTGCTAAACGTCTCGGTAAGCGCCGCGAGGCTCTTGAGATCGGTTATCGCCTTATTGAGCTTGGCTGCGGTCGCAGCAAGCTCGCGCTCCTTGACCTCTCCCCGCGCAGCCGCTTGGGTTTGCGCATCAAGCGCGCTAGTGAGGTCGTTGACAGCAGAGGTAATCGCCCGGAAATCAGCGGTAGCTTGGTTTTGCGCCCGGATGCGCAGCAATACGTCTTGAGTTATGCCGCCGCGATCACTCATCTAGCAATTCCTCTATCGTGTTGCGTAAATGTCCGCCCCCAGCTACGGCATCAACGATAGCAACGTGGATGAGCAATACATCGAAAGCCGACTGTTGTCGAATGCGTTGTCGCGCTATCTCGGCCTCTATCCAAATCCGAGATAACGGCCATGTCTCAACTTCAGCCCGACTGTTGCCCTCGGCAACAAGCAAGCTCGCATCTTTGCGCAACCCCCAATAAATCCGATCGCACCAACTCTCCCACTCTACGCCGCCGTGACCGTTGGAGTCGGGAGCATCCCCATCAACAGCACTTTCACGTCGGCGATAAACTTTTTTAACGCCATTCCATCAGCAAAGGTCAGATCGGCAATCGCCTGCAACGCCTCTACCTGAACCGTCAGCGGCAAGTGATAAGCAATCTCCCACGCTTCAGGCTCGTCAGCACAGCACGAGATCAGGTCGGCCGCAACATACGGACTCTCTCGTATGAGGCTAATAATCAGTTCGACACCTATCCGAGTTTCAGACGCAGGAGTGACTTCAGCCACCAAACGTTGTGCTTCGACCAAGGCGGCGATGCGGTCCATCGAATCCTGATTGCGCGCGATGATCCCCGCTACATCAGGCAACGAGACTGCGCGGACCTCAAACTCGCCGCCATCAAATAGTATCTTTCGTCGCCTGTGTGCGAACTCTACTAACGGCATGGCACCCTCCCCGGTGAAGCCGGTTGTTCAGGGTACAACCGACAAAACCCCCGCTCACCGGCAAAGCGTCAGCCGGGGAGGTCAGACACGCCCTACAGCGGCTCGCGGACGTACACGCGATTACGCGTATCGGTCGGCTGGATTACCATGCCGGTAAAGGTCGCCACCTGCCAAGTGTCGCCCTTCAGTTGCAGATCGCCAGACGGCTGCAACTTGACATGCGGCCAGTACAAATTCTTGTTCCCGCCCTTTGGGTTGTCGGCAACATAGCGCAGCGATCCCTCGATCGGTACACCGCTCTCAACCACCAAGGTACTGCTCTGCATCACCGCATCGAAGGTAACGGTTAAATCATCGCCTGCAACGATGTCGGTCGCATCGGGAAGGATGTAGATGCGGCCATTCGCGAAATCGACCTCGTAGTTGCCGGCTTCAACGACCGGCGTCGCGCCGGCCGTGATCGCAACGTTATCGACCGTGCCCCACCCATCCGGCGTGGCAGCACTCATCCCAAGCTGGTAGTACCGACCAAGGGCAACATCGGTCAGGGTTTCGGTTGCAGCGGTGGTTGCGGTCTGGGTCTCATCAATCGGATCAGTGCCCAACATGATGCCCCAAGTCTGCATCGACATATTGTCGCAAGTGAAGGTCAGATTGCGATCGGTCCGCAGCGTGAAATTATCATCTTGAAACTGGTTTTGGTCATCACTGCTATAATGCGGGAGATCGTTATAGGTCGCGGCGATTGTAATCGACGGTGTATTGCCGAAATACATCTCGCCGCCAACCACCGTCTCGGTGCCGGGCGCGAATTTGCCAAGGTAGAGCTTACCGCGCCCAACCGTGTACTGTTTGGTGCTGTTGTTCATTTAAGCCCCCACAAATGGATCGCTTACGTCGTAGACCAAATCTAACCCAACCGGCAGGTAGAAGAAAGCCCTGGAACTGGCGTCACCCGAACCAACCGGCACACTGACGATACCAGGACCGATTGCCATATTGGAAATGGTACGGCCCAGCAGATAAGCGTCGCTATAAACCGGCCTGCCGGTAAACTGGCTTGTCGTGATGCACTCGCTCAGCCGCTTCTCGACCGAGGCTTTTAGCTGATACAGTTCGTCGGTCGGATGATCGCCATTCGATTTCATCCACCCCTGTATCAGCACGACCCATGTCTCGATCCGCAATTCGTTAAGCCAGCCGGCTACCTGGACCGAGATGTCGCCCTGCAAGTGCTCAACGATCGACAGCACAACATCGGGATCACTGTCGCCGAAATAACGCCGGCCGCGAAACACGTTGCCCTGACTCATGTCATAGGCATACCCGTTAGCCGGCGTGATGCCTTCCAGGTGGCTGGTCAGCCGCTTCAGGATGTCAAGTTGTCGAGAATCCGGCATTGCCTACTGCCCGGCGGAACTGCCGTAGAAACTCAGTCGTCAGATAGTCCAGCGTCGGCTCCGAGACATCCACAGCCACGGTGCGGAAAACTTGATCCACAGACGGGCCATACAGCAACGCGACGCCGTTCAAAGGACCGCCGTGAATAATTTTCGCACCGACCGTGTTCAGCAATGGCTCGTTCGGCCGCAGCCGCACCGCGAGACCGAGATTACCGCTACGCAGCCGCACCAGAAACGAGTGTTTCAGGGTTGTGCGCTTACCCGGTTGAACCCGCACCGTCAGCTTCGTCCCGCGTGGCGGCACACTGCTCAGCCCGGTGAAACGCGCCAGTGATGTCGCGTCACGTCGCGCTCTGACCCCGGCTTCCAGCCGTGTGTCGGTCGCCCAATAAGCCATTCCAAACCGATCTTCGCGACGCAAATAATCGGCCGGCCAGGACACCTGCTTGACCATTGCGTCGCGCGATAGCGGGATTGCCTTGCGCTGGGCAGTCTGATTGATCGCCAGTTTCGCGGCCTTGTTCGCCTCTGCGGGAGCCATGCGAAACAAATGGTCAAGACCCTGTAGTCCAGCCACGTCAACGATAACAGTCACGGCGAGACCGTCCAAATCTCGGTCAGCGGGCCGGCATTGAATTGCTTATTATCGAGGGTCAATACCTGATCGCGTTCGACTAATTCGACCTTGCCGCCGCGTCGCAACGTGACACCCAGCGAGTCCAGTTCTTCACGGTCGAACACAAGCCGGTCAACCGACTCAAACACGCTGGCGTCGTCACGCGAGATCGACCCGATTGGTAGACCGAACTGCTGATGCCATCTGACGTGCAATGGCACACTGACAAACGCATCCGTGTAGGTCGCGGCTAGAGCAAACGCGGCGTGAACGTCACGCCGCGTCTGTTGACGTATTTGCCACCAATCGCTCACAATTCGTCCGACCGGTGGCCGCGACGCTGCGTTTGACGCTCGGTCTCCGGACGCTCGATCGTACGCTCAACACCGCGCTCTGACGGCGTTCTTGTCCGGTCATCCTGCCCTTCGAGCGGCGAGCGGCCTTCCACAACCTGATACTGCTCGCTTTCCTCGCGCGGCGTCAATTCACCGCCTTCTTGCTTTGCTTCATCACGCGGCTCACGCGTGACACCGCTCTCGTCATAACGCTTGAGGGTTTCTTCATCGATCCCGTATTCATCGGTATTGAACCGCTTTCCCGGTTCAATCGTGACGATTTCTTCGTTCTCGCCCTTACCGACGATAATACGACTGACGGCTACGCGTTCGGCCATCTGATTACTCCGTGATAAGTTTGAACGTATTGTTCGGGTTAGTCGGAGCAAACAACGGCGCGCTCTGACTCATCGTGTAAACAACAGATGGGTCTTTCTCACTCCACATTTTCGGGAAGATCGTCGCCTCGGCCCTAAATCCTGCGTCTACATCAAGAATGGCGCCAAACAACGCCACGCCGTCGAGTGCCGGCCCCATCCCAACCACAACGGTTGGATCAAGGAATTGCATCGTGGTCAGCGCACCGGTAGACGTATTAACGTCAGAGTACCAGTTCGAATAGCGCCACAGATTGAAGGTGCCGCCCGGACTCGTAATCTGACCCATCGACTGATAGTTCGAATTCTGAATCAGCGGTATGGTCGGGAATGTCGAGGTTGACGCGCGACTAAACGCTGTCAACAAATCTTTAACATCCTGGTTCTTGACAAAATTCCCCCACGCCGTCGTGCCGAAAACCAGATCGGTAATCGGTGCATTACCAAGAGTGAAAGAAGCATTATTCAGCGTGGCAAGATCGCCAAGCGGATTAGCTGTCGCGGTTTGGCTCCAACGGGCCGTACCGGAAAGCTGCGTTGTTAAAGTCGGGTCGCGCCCAAAATCGACAGTGACCGTGGGATAATCATCGCCGGCAATAACCACTTTGCCATCGACAATCGCCCGACATGCCATCCAATCCCAGCGACGTTCAATAGCTTCGCGCTCCAGCCGCATGTTATCTGCAACCACCGCGTCGAACTTGGCTTGCAGAGACAGCATACCAAGAAACGGTTCGCCCATACGACGAGCGATAGCTTTGGTCGGGTCCACAACATGCTTTGGTTTCACATAAGCGGGCCTGAGCGAACGAGCATAATAGCCCTGACCACGCATGACGCGCCCTTGTACATTAGGCGCAACAAACGGGGCCAGCTTGCGGTTATCAACGTCCGCCCGCTCGAAGTACACTTCTTCCTTATCAAAAGTGAACACTCGCGGGAACCGATTACGCCAGAAGCCGTCAGGCAGTTCTTGAAGCCTCTGCTGCACTTCCAGTAGTTCAGCCGTGCCATAAAGGGACGGGATCGCCATCGCTCGGCCTCCCTACAGAAGTTGCCGAACACCAATATTGGTGCCCGCGAATGCTTGTTGCCTCAAAGCAAGAGTATTCGTACCCGCCGGCCACACAAGAGCCTCGTGGTTGAATATTCCGCCAGTGAAAATAGGAACCCAGCCACCGGGCGTTGTTGCATTAACCGGTTGCGCGACAATCGCGTGCGCCGTTCCCGTTCCGGTATAAGCGGTCAGCCGACCCGCCGCCCACACCATGACCTTAAACTGCACAGCGCCTTCCGCGTCGGTCATTTGACCTTGACCCGTGACAATATCCGACTCACCGGCATACAAATCGAACTGGTCAAAACGGCCTTGATCTGTAATACCGCCAGCAAGCAGCGGAGGATATACACCCGCCATTATCGCCTCCTTATTCCCCGACGCGCCGCAGCGGCAGAACCTTAGCCCCGGTCACACTGGTATAGTTCGCCAGGATGCGGTCAGCGACGCTGATCTCCTGGCCGGATTCCGAGACATCAGGTCCAACTCGCGGGTGTTTGTCCCCGTCCATCACAGACGCGAACCCGGTCGGCGGCGGAAAATGCGTCGGTGGTTCTGCCGCTTGCTTTGGCGCGGCAGTGAGGATTGTCAGCGCATCCGCTACCGACATACCGGTATTAAACGCGAGATGATCGGCCAGTCCTTCGCGGCCTTTCGCCTCGGCGTGGTTGCGTATACCGGCGACGCGGGCACGATCCGCCTCAACCGCTTCACGGGCGATCGTCCGTACCTGTTCCTCGCTTAATTCCATAACGACATCCTCCTGACTCCCGAACTCAGCGACGGCTTCCATCGGAGTCTTGATGTCGTCTATCAACCCGATGTCGCGTGCGGCGCCCGGCAAAAAGCATCTTGCCTCTGTCGCACGAACATCGTCGGTCGCTACTCCCCGGTTACGACTAACGGCCCCGATAAACTGATCGTAGTGATACCCGATGTCTCGTTCTATACTGTCCTTTGCGCGATCCGACAAGGGTTCCAACGAATTACCGTCAACTTTTTCCTCGCCCTTGTGCAACAGCGTGACCTTGATCCCCGCGTGATCGAGCGCGTTAGAATAATCGACGTGCATCGCCAACACGCCAATCGACCCGACGCCGCCAGACGGGGTACAGACAACACGATCTGCCGCACTTGCCACGTAGTACGCCGCCGAATAGGCGCGTGCATCAACCACCGCTAGACTAGGCTTCGCCCCGCGTAAGTCGTAAAGCTCCTGAGCCAACTCGGAACAGCCCGAAACCAGCCCGCCATTCGAATTGACATCGAACACGATCTGTTTGACATCGGGGTCACTCAACGCCGCCCGATATTGCGAGCGAATAAAATCATACCCGGTCGCAACCCCATCCGACCAATTCAGCCGATTGACCAGCATCCCATGAATCGGAATGATCGCGGTCCCCGCCGCATAGGCAAACGGCTTCTGCATGGTCTGCGCAACCGGAGCCAACCCGTAAGCCGACAACAAATCGAGCTTGCGGACGACAAAACTCGCCCGCACCTTCTCATCGTCTGCTGTCGCAAGGTTACGCAATGCCGAGACGATATTGGCGTGGTCGCGATCCAGAAAGGCCAGATGCAGAGCGGACCCCGCGAGATCAAACATCACGCATTCTCCTGCATCACGGTTTGCCCGCTGGTCGTCGCGTCACGTTGCAAGTTACTGTCAAAGGTTAATCCAAGTTCGTCGGCAAGACTTTGTTCACGTTGTAGTTGCCGGAACAGCTTGCGCCAATCTTGACCCGCCTTTGCTATTTCAATTTCGCGCGTGCTTAGTCCGCCTTTAACACGCAACAAAGCAGCTTGAGTTTCTTTTAGCTCATCAATTTGACCGCGCCCTGATCCAATCCAATCGCACGCGGTTATCGCTTCCTTGCCATACGGTTGATAGAATATCTTCTGGTCAAACCCGCGTGGCAGAGGTAAACCGCCATCATTAAAGTCTTCTTCCAACCACAGGGCGTATATCTCGTCGGCAAAACGATCGGCAACAAACCGCTTGCGCGCCTGCATGTGTTTGTAAGTCTTTAGCATGGCGGCGCGAGCATTCGAATAGTTGGACTTGGTAAAGTCGGCCGAAAATTCCTCAAACGAAATACCCAGACCAGCCGCGATATGCCGCAGTAGCGAATCCTCGTAGCCGTCCACCAAATCGCCCGGTCCGCCCAACGGATGCACCTTTAATGACGTGCCCGGAAAGAAATGCGCTATCTTCGCCCCGTCGATCGCGATTGAGTCCCCGGCTGCGGCATATTGCTGTACCGCCGCCAACAACGCACCAGCCGTGTTAACGATTACGGCGTTTAGACCTTCGGGCGACGCAGGCGTTTGACCAAGCTGCGCTGCGATCATCTCACGCGGCATGTCGCTTTCGATCGAGGCCGCATAGCTGGCCTTGATGATCGCATTCTGAAGTGTGACCTCCTGAAACCGCTTGGTCATCTTCATCTGTTTCAACACGGCCACCAGTGCGCTGATACCGCGCGTCTGATCCGGTTGAATTGTATCGGTAATGTGAATGACTTGGCGCCTGCCCCATGGCTTCTGAGCGGGCCAAAGCTCCCATTTGAAATTGTTTGGATCGGGCCACACTGTCGTCGGATAATTCACCCGGATGTAATACGCAACCGCCTTGCCTCGACTATCACGTTGTACACCACGCCGCAAATTGGCGTCATCCGATTGACCGTTCGGGTTAGATAATCGTGCCGGCGAAATGATCTGTATCGCTGTCGAAAAGGGCCGACCGACTTCTCTAATCCATTCTACTGTCGCAACCACTTCGCCAGTATAAACAAAGCCGCTGATCGCAAGACGTACAAGCCCGCTCAGGGTCAGCTTGCGCTGCGCATCGAGCCAGCACGATGCTGACTCGGAAATCAAGTTGAACTTGTCTTCAACCGCCATCGTGAAGTCTGCTGCCCACGACTCATCAAAGCGCGACGAATAAAGCCGTTGCAGGACTTCCCAATTCGGCTGGGCATTCAGACGGTACTGGTTGCCGACGATTGTGTCGCGGTAAATATCGACCAAGCCTTGCGCGTAACCGTCATTCGTGACGGTTTCCCGCCCGCGAAAATCGGCTTCGTCTTTGACTTGATGGATGATCTGATCGGGGTGCCGGCGATCCGCGTACCACAGCGCCGTCTCGCGATCAAACCGCTCGGCGCCCTCCAGAGCGCCGCCAAGCGCGACAATCGTCGGCCGCTCGCTCAAGGAAACACGTACCCGATCGGCCCGGAGGCCCGTATACAATTACCGCAAAAAGTAGCGAATTGCGATTCCAGCCGGCGCACATAGCTTTCCTGGCCGGCAAGACCCTGATTGTTATATTCGATGCGGCTGCCGTCGCTGTCGGCCACCATTCTTATGCCTGACTGTCCCCGCATCGCCGCCAGTTGCGCACGCGCCGCGTCGAGTTCAGCCTGTAGGGCGGCGCAATCAACTGTCGTCAACAGAGACCTCCAACGCCTTGCCGGCTTCCTTCAGCAGCAGCCAACGCCGCTCGTAATCCTCACGCATCTGCCGCAGGTCTCTGGCGACCATTTCCTCGAACTTCTGCCGGCACAGCAACGCCCATTCAGGCTCATCCAAACCGGGTCTGTCCGCGATCATGCCAGCGCCTTTCCCAACTTTGTAAAGTCATATACTATGGGTTCATCGTTAATCAACAATTCTTTATCACCAGACTTAACCACAAGCGGGTTCTTATCCCACGTCGCAGCCCATGACGGCGGGTGATCCCAATCAATTTTTTCGATCTGAAGCAGTCGCGACGCGCACGCGCCAAGCGTGTAGTAAAGCAAGTCCCACGCCTCGTTGCGCCCGCCGGATCGGTTGATCCACCCCTTTTCCGTCCGGGTCTCGGCGCAAAGCTCCTTATAAAACCAGATCGGTAGCCAATCCGCGAAGTGGATTTTGCCGTGGCCGGCTTCCGTCGTATCGAGCCGCGCCGACAGCGTGTCCTTCATGACGTTGGAATTGAGAAACAAGACCGGAACGTCGCCACGCGCCGCACTCAGCTTGTCTTTGTTCCTCGCATCAGGAAAATCGATCCACGAACGCGGTGCCGCCGGTCGCCCGTCGCCTTTGACCAGATGGAACCGGCCGGCGTAACCCCGTTCTCGCAAGGATCGCTGAAATCCATACGCTTGTGATGTTACACCTTCGCCTCTATGCAGATTGAACCCGCCGCTGTCGCACAGCGTCAACTTGATTTGCATAACTCGACCGGACCCGTCCGCAAGCGGATAGGTCCGCAACATAACCTCATCAATCAGCAAGTCCCAATCTTCTGCAAACGTTGCAGGTCGCACCCACTCACTTTCCCCGTCATGATCGAGCCGGCGCGACTTACGAATTTGAAAACGATCAATAACCGCCACGTCAAACGGCGTACCCGGCCCGATACCATGAATCTGCACAACAAACAGGTTTTTCTGAACATCAACCGATGCGACCAGAAGGCGAACCCACTCCGGTACGACCCACTCACCCAGCGGTTCGGCACGAGCGTGTAATACCTCGGGCAATCTGAGCAAATCATCAACCTTAGACCGATACGGCTGACCGAGAACGTTATTATAAAACTGTTGTAACGATTGCTCCGATTGCGTCTGCGAATACTCACGATCGGCATTGATAAATTTGGTGACGATCTCAGGCCACGTCTGAAAACCGGCTGCGACACCATTAAGCCAATACGACGCAATGTCGGTGTGTGGCCCTTTGCCAACCACAAAGCCGGCTTGGTCAAGCGATTGCCCGTCAGCCAACCATAATCCGTATTCCTGCATCACCACGCGATCAGCCGGCCATATATTGCCGTTACATACCGGGCAAACCATTCGCACCGTTTCGGCGCACTCCAATGGCGTCCCGGCAGCGTCCCATTGCAGATGCTCCCACCGGCCCTCGAAATACTCGCCACAACGAGCGCAGGGCCAGTACCAACGACGCCTGTCGCCTCTGTTATACAAACCAAGGATACCCTTGCAGGGCGGTGCTTCATGAGCACTGCCGGCGATCCAGCGTGGCTCCTCAACCGGGCGCGACGGCGAACTCTCAGCGACCGTCATGCGCAACGAGGCGTAGGTTGTCGTCCGCATATACGCGAGATCGAACGGCGAACCCTCCCCGCCAATGTCATCCGACATCCGATCGTAATCGGTCAGCATGATCCGACCGACCGGCTTGCCAGCCATCTCGGTAACAGTGGGCCACGACAGATTCAGAATCATACCGCTTGTATAAATCTTACGATAAACCGTGTCGGACTCACGGTTTCGTATCAACCGGCGGCTCAATTCCGGCGAATTATTATTCATACGATCCACGCGACGCACCGAAAAATCCCGCGCCGACTGAATCGACGGGCAATACAAGATCATATCAAGCGGGTCTTGTATTGCGGAGTACGCAATGTAGTTAAGGATTAAACCCTCGGTCTTACCAGCTTGGCTGGGACCAACAAAAATAACAGCCGAATGATTGCGGCTCGCCAGTGTATTTTGCGGCTCGATCATATACGGCGTGCGCTCGGAACTCCACCCGATCGGTTGCCCGCCCGTGCGCTTGATCTTGACGAACTGCTCAGCCACCTGGGTGACAGAGCGACGATCCGGGCGACGAAAGACATCATTCGCAACGGAAAGAAAGATGTCGGCTACGCTTTTATAGCGTCCCGTCTTCCGGTTCAGGTCCGGGTCCGTACGGATCGCGTCCCGGTTTTCCAAGGCTGATAACAAGTCGAGCACGTAAGTCCTCTATCATATCATCGACAAGTCGCTGCGCGAGACGGAACTGGTTATCTTGCAACCCGGCTTCGTCGCGCAACGCATCCGGTAGCAAGACAAGCACCATCCGGCACGTTTGAAACGAGTCGGACGCGACACGAACGATGTCATCGGTAAACCACAATTCGTTCGCCGTTTCGAGATATTTATCGCGCTCCTTTTTTCCCAGCCAGTAAAAGCGACTGGTCATTGGCGGCAAATGCGAGTGGTTGACCCGACGCATATAAGCGTCGATCTGCTGGGCACTGATCTCAGGCTTGACCAGCCGCGCCGCCGCCTCAGCCACGTCGTAGAGCGGGTTTCCCTGCCGCCCCGTCCCCACCGGCTGCAAATCGCCGACCCGGCGATACACTTCATCAGCGGTAATGCGAAACAGCGAAGCCAACTGGTTCGCAGACGCGCCTTGAAAAATAATACCGCGCGATTCCGGATCGAGATTCGTCCGCATCAAGCGATCTCCGCGATCAACCTACGCACCGACGCCAAATCCCCCGCTACCTCCGGATCGACATCGGCCAGCGCAGCTATGTGCCGCACGGCATACCAAACCGTCTTATGACTGGCTTTATCAAACGCCCGTGCAATCTCGGGATATGACGATCGGGTCAAATCGCGGCACAAATACATCGCCATCTGTCGCGGCCTCGCAATACGGCGAACCCGCTCAGCCGACTTCAGTTCGGCCACGTCAAGCCGATAATAAACGGCGACTGCCATCTGAACTTCCAACAAGCGCATGACGCAACTCGCGCAAACGCCGCATCATGTCGTCTTCGGCGTTGCGAAGGTGTTGAAGATTATGAGCCACCATCGTATCGATCGTATGATCGGCACACAACAGATGGACCCACACGGTGTCGGTCTGTCCCGGCCGGTCAAGCCGGCCGATCAACTGCGTAAAGAGTTCTAGGCTGTAAAATAGATCAACCACTGCCAGATGATGACCACCGTGCTGCAAATTCAGCCCGTGGCCGGCGCTTTGCGGATGGATCAGCATCATTTTGTACTGCCGGCGGTTCCACCCATCGACCGCGCGACCACTGCGGTCCATCACGGCGGCATCCGGAAACGCCTTACGCAGTCGCGCCAACGTCCCCTTAAACCAATAGGCGACAAGCACCGGCTCGTCCAGCGTTTCGTCCGCTAACGATCGAAGCTCCTCAATTTTTTCATCGTGGATCGGATGAACGTTTTTTCCCTCGTCATAGACAAAACCGCTGGCATATTGCAGCAGCTTACCGCATAATACTGCTGCGTTGACTGCATCGATTTCGGTGTCGGCGAGTTCCAGCACTAATTCCCTCTCGAACTGCCGGTAGCCCCCCATCACTTCTACCGGCAGTTCAACGCGCCTGACGCGCGTCTGAAAATCACGCTTGCGCCGCATCACGAGACAAATATCGGCA